TCTCAATAATTGCTACTCGCTCTTTAGGAAGAGTAACCTCCTCATGCTTACCAGTTCGGTCATTATAGACTTTCATTCGAACATGTTTAGGAAACCATTCTATAATTCGGCCAGTACGCATTGTATTGACATCAAATGCACTAGATATCGTTGGATCAGTTGTTGTGTCAACAGGAATAACTGCAACGACACCTTCATCAAACATTGACATGACAATATCTTGGATAAAGGCTCGACTAGTCTGATCAATATTAGCTTCTTGGGTTAGAATGTAATTTAGACCAGAATCAATTCTCGAAACAAATCTCTCATTTTGATCTAATCGGACATGTTGAATCTTAACAGCAGCAACATCTAGAGCAATTCGATTATAGACCGAAACAATGATTGATCTCTCATTTGTTACTCGTAATCGAGTTCGATCTTGACGAGTATAAGAGCTAGTGCCCATGTCTGGTCTATTAAATGTTGGCGTGGGATCACGACTTTTGAATGCATTCCATGCATGCTTAAGTCTGTAGCTTAGAGTCTCGGGCATCTATTCTCTCCTTTCAGTTATTGGGAGATTACTTAGTAGGCTGCACCAAGAGCGATACGACGCCAATTCTTGTCAGCGATGGTGTTGCTTTCGAGACAGACATACAGATATGTTGCATCCATCATAAATTTACTATCTGTAGCAACTGTACCATTGACGCCACCAGTAAGTGTAGCAGCAGCAAAGAGACCATTAGGCATTGTGTCGGTTGTTGCAATAGCATTAGCCAGAGTACCAGCAACATCAGCAGTCAGAACAACAGTATCGCCATCGCCATCAGTAGCAGTTACGGGTTCCGTACCAAAGGCAGTAATAGCAGCAACCAATTCAGTCACGGCATCAGCTTGGAGGCAATCGTCGCCAGTCAGAAGTGTAACAGCAGCAAAGATGTTGGTAACCGCAGTAAAGGTTTCAGTTGTTGGAATACTATTACCAGCACTACCACCAATAAGAGCCGTAATTGTGCAATCATCAGCAACAAAGTCGCTAGCAGAAACTTCATTGCTAGGATTATTAAAGCCATCAGTGCCATTAATAGCCGCAACAATGTTTAACTTAGCAGCAGCAAGATCGAGACCAACTGACACTTCGCCTTCGGCATTAGCCGTTCCCTCAGGAACAAAGGTATAAATTTTAGTTCCAATCCACATCGTGTTTCCAGCGGTTGGTTGGGTATCAATAGTCAGGGTACCCACTGCAAATACAACATGTGAGGTAATATCGACAGCAATGTTGGCAGGAGTAGTCTTTGTTTGTGCTTCATCAGCGAGGAACTCATAGACATCGTCACCAATGGTAACTTTTTCACCATCTTTAACAACACCAGAGATTGTCAATGTGCCAGTAGCGTTAACTGCATTAACCGGGGTTCCTTCTTCAGCAGATTGACCAATAAGTGATGCCAGAATATCACCGAGTTTGACATCGAGATCCCGGACTTGTGAGAGATTGTTAAACAGTTTCTGTTCAGCAGCTGTGAGTTGTTCCATTGTTTAGTTTCTCCTTATTTTTTAGATTATTTCATACCATAAACGGTTCTTTGAGATACAAGGGACGCCATTGTATAGTTATTACTACCATTAACCAAATCTGCTACAAAAACTTCTGATGATGTGTATTTCCCTTTTGAAAGTTTGGAATTCATTCTGTCGACATCCACACCCATAAGTTTATCGATAAATGAAGATCCACGTTTAATGTTTTCACCAATTTTAGCGATTTCTTTAACATTGGATTTTCTTTCTTTATATATATCGATATTACCTTTTAAAGCTTTGGCGCGTTCCATTTTACCTTTAGATTCTAATTTTTGAACTTTGGCTGTTGTTTTTGAGATACGTCTATCTAGGGATGCAGTTCGTCTATGCCCCCAACGCATTCCAGGAACACCAAAATGAGAAAGAGCTCTTTGATTATTATCCACTAATATATCCTCCGTTTATTCAAATGAATCTTTATTTAGTTTATACGCAATCCATGCATCCATAAGAGCGGCGACACTATCAATCTTTTGATCATATCGTTTCTTAAGAAGCTTACGATTACCATTGGTATCTTCTAATGTAATTGCATTACCCATAGCAAATGACATTAAGTCTTGGTCAAATATTAGCATACGCTCCTCAGATAGAACTTTTAATTCGCCTAAAGGAACAGACTCAGTCTTTACACCTTGTATAACTTTCTCAATACCAAATGCTCCATTCTCAGTTTCCCAGCGTGTAACAAACTCCTTAGCATTATATGGGTCAAATCCAAGACAGCGAACATCATACTGACTATCAATGATAAATTTATCAAGATCGTCATAGACATCCATCATGTCAAGGACTGTACAATCTAACACCATCAGCGAGCCTTCTGCTAGGAACTGATCATACTTAATGCGCATAGCACCAGGTAGTTTCATAAGTGTTAAGGCTGAAATATAGCATCGAGTCTTAACACCAAACTTGCCTCCGGGTAAAGGAAACATAAAAGTAAAGGCACAGAAGTCATCACCCTGAGAAAGATCGGCACCAAGGGCACAAGGCATAGACCAGAAGTCACGTTTGCGATGTGGCAATGTTTCCTCGTAAGTAAAGAAGTAAGTATAACCTTCCATTGGAATTCCAAAGCGTTTTGCTAGAATATCATTGCGCGTGGCCGGGGCATTCTCCGCTCTTTCAACATCTAGTTGATACGCTTCATAAGTTACGGTCTTGCCAATGTTTGGATTAGCCTTTAACCACATTGCTGGGTTGTTTACTTCAGTAATATCATCGAGTCGGTAGTACCAGATTGAGACATGTGGATTAATGTACTCACCCTTAAGGATGTTCATTAGTTCCATTTTGATAGTATCGCCTGAACTATTACGGACAGTGCCCTCAGAACTAATAGCAATGATAAGATAGTCATCCAACTTAGATGCTCCCTGCTCAATGGCACCAACAACATCCTCTCGAATGTCGCCAGAGAGCCACTCATCGACAGAAGCAACCTTTGGTCGTAGTCCTTGTAACTTATCAATACTCATTGGTCGGATCTCAAGAATTGAACCAGTTAGGAAGTTCTCAATACCCTTCTTAGTTGATGCTAACTTTACTCGATTAGCTCGAGAACCAGTTGTATTTTGAATTGATCCTTCGGTAAGGAACTGAAAGAGTGGTCCACGTGCACGAGTTATAGCAGTCTTGATTGGGGATAGGACTTCATCCGCTTGTTTCATAGTTGGAGCGGTAGCAATCTGATGAGTTGTTGATGTGTCAACATTCAGAAAGTAATCTTGCACACATGATGCATACATAGACTTGGCTGCACCACGTCCAACAATTAGATACTGCTTATTGATGAGTCGCTTCTTTGTCATCTTGCGAACATACTTGCCGCCATGACCATCAGGATCTGGCTCATAGACACTTCGCTCAACAAAGTAATGCCAACCAAAGATTTGCTCAGCCCAAAGTTTAAAAGTGTCAAGGAGAATCAAATCGGCACCATCCGTTAATGTAAGTTCACACTCGCAGAACTCAATAAATCCTTCAACGGCATCCTCATCATAGTAGATTCCACGATTAGCAATTAATTCATCTATTCGGTTCATCTCCATTGAGATTTCTTTACAAACTGGGATGTTTCCTTGAAGTACATCATTGCGAAACTGACCATAATATCTTGGTGTTGCCGTATTTGAGAGGCCCATAAATTACCCCTTAGAAAACTTATTCTTTACAGCCTTGGCAACATCTTTAGCGAGAGGCGTTTGACTTAAAGCATAAGCTGTAGCAAGAGTCGTTCCTACACCAGTGATAGTCTTAACAAAATCAAGTCCTTTTTGCTGATCACTAGACTTTAAAGTACGGAAACTCTGTTCTAATTGCATACGTTTTGTAAGGTCTTGAAGTTCTTTATTAGAGAGATTCTTATAACCTTTTTTTCTAAGTTCTTTAGCCTGCTTCCTATATTTTTCTCCGGGGGAATATTCTGAGGAAACAATCTTCATTTACTTTAGGGATGGTTAAGTAGGAGTCGAGGGTTTGACCCCAAATTCTCTGGTGTGGTGAGCCAGGGCTCCTTTCAAGGGCTCTCGGCTTCTACCTAGCCATCTCTAAAGTATACTAAAACTACCTTGAAAGGAGGTCTTTATTATTAAGCCACAAGGAAAACCACAACAGAACACTATAAGAAGGAGACCTCCTGCAACGACACCAGAAGCAAGAGAGAACCAAATGATTGCCGCAGCTGTTGATTTAGCAGAAAGACAGCTTTTAGAAGGCACCGCAAGCTCGCAAGTTATAACTCACTTCTTAAAACTTGGGTCAACACGAGAACGAAAAGAATTAGAGATACTCGAGTATCAAAAAGCCCTCGTCCAAGCAAAGACCGAATCAATCAAGTCAGGCAAGAAGGTTGAAGAGTTATATTTAAATGCTTTGAATGCTATGAAATCTTATAGTGGCAATCGCGGGAGTAACGAGGATGATTAGTTTAGAAAAACCATCATTACATGAACTAACCCATGCTGGTGTCCTAGGCATGAAATGGGGTGTTCGTAAGGAAGAGATTGGAGCTAACTCCAATAATTCAAAACCAGTAAGACCATCATATTATGATCGGTCTAAGGCTGATTATTTAACTAGAGGATTTTCAGAAGCAGACTCTGAGAAATTAGCAAAGCGAAAATCAACAATTCGTACTGCGGCTTTCGTTGCTGGTGGTGTAACTCTTGCTGTCGGAGCTGCATTTATTGCTCGACACTATTATATCGAGAATAAGGATGTGCTTCTTAAAACAGGAGCGAAGACCTTTCATATTGACCGAGATGTTGTCAAGGATTTAGAACCAAAGAAAAGTTTCTATGTAACGATTGATCAAGCAGATCGTAAAGCTTACCAATGGCGTCTGAATAATCCAAAGCAAGTTGAGCGCATTGAGAGAACTTTTCAAACAACAAAAGATATACGAATTCCAAGCCCTAAGAAGAGTAAAGCTTTGTATGATGAGTTTGCTAAAGATAAAGAAACTCAAAACTTTTAAAAGAAGCGTTTGTAAAATCAGGTCTAAAAGATATTAGTCATGATGATTTTATTACTTTAGGTCCATATTTCTCAAAAGATAGTTCTTGGCATGCATCTTTGGGTCAGAATGAAACAGGTGTCAAGTTATGGGATTCCTATAAAGAGTTTCTAGTTAATAAAGGATATCAGGGAGTTCTCGATGCTAATGATCGAGCAAGATCCCATGGATTTAATGTTGAACGCCCAACAATTCTTTTTGATGCTGCTGAAAGCTTGAAAGAAGTTTCAAGAAAATCTTTAGGCACAAAAGATTCAGGACTTAAAGCTGCAATTCCAACAATTCGAGAACTCGGTAGTCCAAAAACAGCCGCTTATGTAGCACTTGCTGCAGGACTATCAGCAGTTACAATTTCTGATAATTCAACAGCCGTTGAGTCATATCGGAAAGTCTATCCTAATAATAAAAAGACAAATGCCGAGATTATTAAATTGATGAAGAATGATGAAGATCTGGCATATAAAGTCTATGAAAAAGTTTCCAAATGAGAGGTCGTGTTCAAATGAAAAAGTCATTTCTAATAGGTTTATATTTATTAATTCCCATAGGAATTTGTAAGGTTTTTAAGAAAAAGAAACAACTTATCAAAGCATCAGAAGAGCATTTTCTTCGTGATGAATTTCTAATGGAAAAGCATAAATAAACAGCCAAGGAGCGACAAAGATGATTAAAACCTACAAAGAAGTTAGTAGACTTAAAACTTTCGAAGAGAGATTTGAATATTTGAAACTCGGAGGTTCAGTCGGAGCTGCGACTTTTGGGTTTGATCGATATTTGAATCAGGTTCTCTACCATTCAAAAGATTGGCGACGTATTCGTGATCAAATTATCATTCGTGATGAAGGTTGTGATCTAGCCATTGAAGGTAGAGATATTTACAGTGGAATCATAGTGCATCATCTTAATCCAATTACTATGGAGAACATTGAGCGTGGTGATGATTGTGTCTATGATCCAATTAATCTTATTTGTGTTAGTCACAGTACTCATAATGCTATTCATTATGGCGATGCATCAATTCTTATTCAACTATCCAAAGTTCGATTGAAAGGAGATACCATGTTGTGGTAGAAAGTATTTTATCATCTATTAAGAAACCACTCGGCATAGTCATCACAGATACTAACTTTGATGATGAGCTTGTAATGCATATTAATTCGGCATTGATGGCACTTCAGCAACTTGGTGTCGGTCCCTCAACTGGGTTCTATATTACATCCGATGAAGAGGAATGGGCAGATCTCCTTGGTGATCGAATTGATCTTGAAGCAGTGAAGATCTATATTTACTTAAAAGTTAAACTTGCATTTGATCCGCCACAAAATAGTTTCTTAGTCGATGCAATTAAGAATCAACTTGAAGAATTATCTTTTAGAATCAATGTTCAGGCGGAAGGAGGAGAAGCATAATGGCTGATAAAACCAAAACGATTAAAAATGCAACAGACAAAGAGCTTGATGAGCTCCTTTCACGTCTGCGCAAAGAGAATGAAGTTCAGGATCTGGTTCGTAATCTTAAAGTAAAAGCCCTTCCTAATCCTGATGGTTCATATCCTAATTATGAACGATATGAGGGTATTAGTACTGAAACTCCAATTTCAGATCTTTATCATGCAGGAATCCTCGGGATGAAATGGGGCGTTAGGCGTTCGCCAGAACAATTAGCAGCAAGATCAGCAAAGAAGCAGGAAAAGCGATTAGCAAAAGCCGATATAAAATTTGGGAAGGAGTCTAATGTTAAGAATTTAACTGTAAAACTCACAAACCAACTTTATGAAAAACCAGAATTCACAAAAGAGTTAAATTCTTTAGCTGAAGGTATTCAAAAAAAATATTCCAAATTTGACAATCAAGATCTTTCAGATAAAATGCTTCAGCGTGGTTATTGTGATCTATGTGAAAAATATTTAAAAGATGACCCAGCATCCTATAGCCCATCAAAAACTGCTCGTGTTACTTGGGCAACCTTAGAGCCAGAAGGTGGACGAGGTCAGACATATTTGAAACCAGTTCTCGTTATGGCAGAAGTAAAACATAGCTCTGATGAATTTGATATTGGGTTTACTGGAAAATTTAAAGTACTTCCAGATGGAACTTTAAAACTGATTGAGGATGTAGTATCAGATTCTGTTGAGCATACCGATATCGATGCATATTTAGAACATGTCGGAATCCTCGGGATGAAATGGGGGGTTAGGCGTGCTCGTGGTTCCGATGGTCGAGTAAAAGGTGGATCTAAAGGTTCTGCAGATCATCTCGAAGCTAAAGTTCTGAAGAAAAAGGGTTATAAGAATCTCTCTAATAAAGAACTTCAAGACCTTACAAAACGTATGCAATTAGAACAGAGTTTCCGTACTTTAAAGTCTAGTGATCAGCAAAAAGGACTTGATTTTGTTAAGACTATCACTGGTGTAGGAACGACTCTTGCTACAGCTTATGCTTTAAGTCAAACGCCTCTCGCTAAAGATGTTGCCAAGGCTGTAAAGAATAAGTTTTCTAAGGGGTAATTTATGGGCCTCTCAAATACGGCAACACCAAGATATTATGGTCAGTTTCGCAATGATGTACTTCAAGGAAACATCCCAGTTTGTAAAGAAATCTCAATGGAGATGAACCGAATAGATGAATTAATTGCTAATCGTGGAATCTACTATGATGAGGATGCCGTTGAAGGATTTATTGAGTTCTGCGAGTGTGAACTTACATTAACGGATGGTGCCGATTTGATTCTCCTTGACACTTTTAAACTTTGGGCTGAGCAAATCTTTGGTTGGCATTATTTTGTTGAGCGAAGTGTCTATGAGCCAGATCCTGATGGGCATGGCGGCAAGTATGTTCGCAAGATGACGAAGAAGCGGCTCATCAATAAGCAGTATCTAATTGTTGGACGTGGTGCAGCTAAGTCTATGTATGCATCATGTGTGCAAGATTACTTTCTGAATGTCGATACATCGACGACTCATCAGATTGCTACTGCCCCGACTATGAAACAAGCAGATGAAGTCCTCTCGCCAATCAAGACAGCAATCACTCGAGCACGTGGGCCCCTATTTCAGTTTCTTACAGAGGGGTCTCTTCAAAACACAACAGGATCAAGAGCCAATCGAGTGAAGTTAGCTTCAACTAAGAAAGGTATTGAGAACTTCCTAACGGGTTCAATTCTTGAGATCCGACCAATGAGTATCGATAAGCTACAAGGGTTAAGACCAAAGGTTGCTTCCGTCGATGAGTGGCTTTCTGGCGACATTCGAGAGGATGTTGTTGGTGCCATTGAGCAGGGCGCATCTAAGTTAGATGACTATCTTATCATTGCAATTAGTTCTGAGGGTACGGTCCGTAATAGTTCGGGCGATACTATCAAAATGGAACTAATGAACATCCTTAAGGGTGAGTACATTAATCCACATGTCTCAATCTGGTACTACCGACTCGATGATATTACGGAAGTAAACAACCCAGCAATGTGGTTGAAGGCTAATCCAAACATTGGGAAGACTGTAACTTATGAAGCGTACCAACTAGATGTTGAAAGAGCGGAGAATGCCCCAGCCACGCGCAATGATATCCTAGCAAAACGCTTCGGAATTCCAATGGAAGGTTATACTTACTTCTTTACTTACGAGGAAACATTACCACATCGCAAACGCGACTTCTGGTCTATGCCTTGCGCTCTTGGTGCCGATCTTTCTCAGGGTGATGACTTCTGTGCCTTTACTTTTATGTTTCCTTTACCAGGAGGCAAGTTTGGCGTTAAGACTCGGTGCTATATTTCAGCCTTAACTTTGATGAAACTACCTGGCGCTATGCGTATTAAGTATGATCAGTTCCTAGCAGAAGGCTCACTGATGGTATTAGATTGTACAGTTCTTGACATGATGGACGTTTATGATGATCTCGATAAATTTATTATCGATAGTCAATATGATGTTCGCTGTCTCGGCTTCGATCCATATAATGCTAAAGAGTTTGTAACACGTTGGGAGACGGAGAATGGAGCATTTGGTATTGAGAAAGTTATACAAGGTGTCAAGACGGAATCTGTTCCTTTAGGTGAATTAAAAGTTCTATCTGAGGAGCGTATGCTAATATTTGACCAAGACTTAATGTCATTTGCTATGGGTAATGCTATTACACTCGAAGACACAAATGGTAATCGCAAGCTTCTTAAGAAACGATATGATCAAAAGATTGATAGTGTCGCCGCTCTTATGGATGCATGGATTGCTTATAAACTAAACAAAGATTCCTTTGAGTAAGGAGAACATTTAATGGATAACAATCAAAGAGCCTTTTCTCATACTGGCGTTTTAGGTATGAAGTGGGGACATCGTAAAGCTCAATCACCAACGGGTATTGCTAGACAAACATTAAAAAATGATAGAAAAAAAGCACTTAATAGGCTTGATAATTCATTAGTTAAACTAACAAAAACTGGTAGACAGAATGATATGCCAGCCATTGAAAAAGCAGCAGCCAAGTATGATAAAGATCGAGCACTTGCAAAAGATAAATATAAAGCTACTAGAAAAGCTTTGAAAGATCAAAAACTCAAAGATAAAGAAGCTAAAAAGAAAATAAGTAAAGGTAAAGGTTTCTTTGACGAATTAATGGATGAACTCGTAAAAGATGATCGAGATTTTGGTGAACGCATAAATGATTCTAGACTTGAAAAGAAAGATCCAATGGCAGCAAGAAGACTTCGTGCAGCAAGATCGGCAAGTAAGAGTAAAGATACATTTAGTCAAATTGCAGAATCTTACCAATCAAAACGATTAAAAGAAGAAAATCCAGAGGCATATCGTACATATCAAGCTGAAAAGTTTATTAATGATATATTTGGATAAGGAGAACATTTAATGGATAACAATCAAAGAGGACTCTCTCATACCGGTGTACTTGGTATGAAGTGGGGAGTTCGTAGAGCTGGAAATGCTATCAAAAGTCGAGTTAGAGAAACAACCAAATACACAAAAAATTCATATTTGCATCCTTTTTTAACAGGAAAAGCTGAACGCCAATCTATGGATAAAAATTCCTTTGGAACAATAGCAAGAAGATCGTTGGTTTACCAAAAAACAAGCGAAATCAAAGATATTAACACCAGAGTCAATAAAATGTTGGCAAAGAAAGCAAAGATTAAACAGATTAAGACTGAGTATAGAAAAGAATATATGCGTGGAGAATCTGCTGCTGGTAAAGTCTTTGCTAAGGTTACCGGCTCGGATAAAATTTATGCTAATACCATGTATGATCTGAATAAAAAATAAGGAGAAACTAAACAATGGAACAACTCACAGCTGCTGAACAGAAACTGTTTAACAATCTCTCACAAGTCCGAGATTCTGAGATCAAACTTGGTGATATTCTTGTATCCCTTATTGGTCAATCTGCTGAAGAAGGAACCCCAGTTAATGCAGTTAATGCTGCAGGAACCCTGACAATCTCTGGCGTTGTCAAAGATGGCGAAAAAGTTACCATTGGTGATGATGTCTATGAGTTCCTTGCTGACGAAGCACAAACCAAGACTGCTCCTGGTAATATTGCTGTTGATATTACATCGCATGTTGTCTTTGCAGTTGGTACACTAACCATTGACACCCAACCAACCGCTGGAAACACGATGTGGATTGGCACCAAAATTTATACCTTTGTTCCTGAGGGAACAGCTAATGCTGAAGGTGAAGTGTCAGTTGGTCTCGATCTTGCCGCTGCTAAGGTAAACATCGTTGCCGCTATTAATGGCACCGATAGCTTTAACAATCCTAGTGATGAAGTTGAAGCGAGTGACTTCGTTGCAGATGATTGTACGATTACAGCTCTTATTGGTGGTACGGCTGGTAATTCTATTCCAACAACTGAAACCTTTACAGCAGTCACTAATATCTTTGCTGCAGTGACCCTTCTGACTGGCGATGATTGCCTCAAAGCTGATGCGGTTACTGAATTGGTTGCTGCTATTACTGCTTCTGGCACTGAGCCCGTTACCGCTGCCGATGGTGCTGGTGATACAGTTGTCCTGACTGCTGATGTTGCCGGTACTCTGGCTAATGCTATTGCCACAACTGAAACAATGGCTAATGGTGCTTTTGGCGCGGCACATCTTACTGGCGGCGTCAATGGAACAGTTGCTACAGATAGCAAATTCATGATGGATGCAACATACCTCTATGTCTGTCTCGAAAGCAACACCATTGCTGACAAGAATTGGCGTCGTATCGCTCTTGGTGCAGCCTACTAAATAATCTCCCAATAACTGAAAGGAGAGAATAGATGCCCGAGACTCTAAGCTATAGACTTAAGCATGCATGGAATGCATTCAAAAGTCGTGACCCCACGCCAACATTTAATAGACCGGAGCTTGGTACTAGCTCTTATACTCGTCAAGATCGAACTCGACTGCGTGTAACTAATGAGCGGTCAATCATTGTTTCGGTCTATAATCGAATTGCTCTTGATGTTGCCGCTGTTAAGATTCAACATGTCCGATTAGATCAAAATGAGAGATTCGTTTCGAGAATTGATTCTGGTCTAAATTACATTCTAACACGAGAAGCTAATATTGATCAGACTAGCAGAGCCTTTATCCAAGACATTGTCATGTCCATGTTTGATGAGGGTGTCGTTGCAGTTATTCCTGTTGATACAACAACCGACCCAACGATATCTAGTGCGTTTGATGTTAATACGATGCGTACTGGCCGAATTATAGAATGGTTTCCTAAACATGTTCGAATGAAAGTCTATAATGACCGAACTGGTAAGCATGAGGAGGTTACTCTTCCTAAAGAGCGAGTAGCAATTATTGAGA